CGTCAGGATCAGACAAAACTTCTTTTTGTCTTTTTCTTTGTTCTCTTACCCACTTCCATGCTTCTACTTTGTTGCAGAAAAACTCTTCGGTATTGTGCCCTTCAAATGATCCATAATCAACTTTGTAGAATTTCATATTAGTTTATAAATTTAAAAGTTTTCTCATAAGATAATGTTTTACTACCATCTGGTAACCATCTGAAAACGGTAACCTTGCAAGTGGTATCATTAATCCAATTTTTCACGCCAAAACTAGTTAATTGATTTAAAGCTATTTCTTTACCTTCAATCGAATTAGATTGAAAGCTTGTGTAAATTAAACCAGTTGAGAGGTCTTTTATTTTGTGGGTAATGTTTTTCATAATAGTTTTATTCCTTTCCTTTATTCATTTATTGCAAGCCAGATCAGAAAGCCCCAAGCACAAATCGCAATGATTGGTGAGCATATGGCAAAGAGAATGGTTTTCCGTCTGGATGTCTTGGGATACCAGTTATCCTTTGCCAGTTTAAAATCACCATATGGAGCTTTAATGGTATCTCTATCGGGTTGAGCGTTAATGTAGTTTAGTAATCTCTGTTCGAGTTCATTCTTTTTTGGTTTTTTCATATTCCTTCAGTGGTTTTTACTTCTCTAATTCCGTTTCTACTAGGTTTACAAATGTATCATGGTATTCCATCAGGTAGTTTTTCATAACATCATAAGCAGTACTACTAAATCCGTTTTCTTTCAGATTTTTTTGAATAGTAAAGAATTTATCAGTGCAATCTTGCAACCATTCGTTGTCATGTAAAAAGCTTTTAATATGCTCGTTGATCTTTTCAATTAGCGTATCCTCTTTGAAGATAGTTACAATTTCATCGATGTTATTATTAACAATGAGTAAGTATTTTAATTTCATAATGATTCAATAATATCGGTGATGATAAATCTAGAGTTAATAATAGATTCAGCTTGTTTATAAGCTTTTTCACTGTCGGTAGATGTTAAGGTAAAGCTTTTTGTAGCCATACCGCATTGAATGATAATTTTGTAGGTTTTCATATTACTTCAGTGGTTTTAATGGTTTTGAAACAAGTCTTTAAATAGTCGATCAAATCGTCAATTGTCTCAAATCGTTCTTTGGTTACTTTTCCTCTTATATCTCCAAGCCAGAACTCAAAACAATTATCCCAGTTGTATATTATTAAATGATCTCTGTTCATATTATGCTACTTCCTCTTTAACTTGTGATTCGTATTTTTTAAGAGTTGCAACCTTTAGAATATTAAAAGCAAAAGATAACATATAATCGTCAAGTCTAACATCGTCGGTATTGTGTCCGTTGTCTTTTACTTCCATCTCTACCTCATAAAATAAGCTTAATCCTCCTTCAATGTTGAAGTGTTCAAAGCGTACAAAGTTGACCAGTTGCCAAGAGCGATAGTATTCAAAGGAATAGTTGCAATTGCCACAGATTTCCACGATTGCGTCGTAATGATCAAATGAATCATCAAGGTTGTAGTCTTTAACAGAGTCAGCAAGTGAATCTATTAGCGAGTCGAATTCGTTTTGGTTCATAGTAGTTGTTTTTAGTGGTTAATGATTTAATTAGTTAAGATTGTTTAATCTTGTATAGAAACTTGATCTGTCGTTTCAATCCAAATTGTAGCCCCACAAGCCAATGGCGATTCAGGAGCGTAGCAAAGACGAACATTCTTTCCGATTATGATATGATTTGCTTTGATGTTGTTCTTCGTCGTTTTGATTGTAAGCACTGGATCATTAGCTCCGTTCTTTTTATTAGCTTTAATGATATGCTGATTAACATGGATTCGTTTGATGTAGCCGTTCTGTAATTCTTTCATTGTAGTAATAATGTTTTAGGTTTTAGCATAAATTCCTAACGGCTGAATCGAGTTGCTTTCGGCTTTCTGTTGTTATTAACTGATCCATAAGTTTCCTATCGTTTGCCATTGAAGAACTGAACAATATAACCGATGTCGTGCGATCACCTCGAATGATAGACCATTTTTTTGAGTCAGTCCTGATTATTTGTTTAGCAAGATGTATCTTTGCTTTTTCGAGACCGTCATTTGAATCGTTAAATTCATTGTAGCCTGTAAATGATCCTGTAGTAGTAATAATTTTCATAATAATATAGTTTTAATTAGTTAGTAATTAGTGATGCCTAAACATAAGCCAGAAAATCAACATATGGTCAAACATTATTTTTACATTTGTTATAACTTGCTAATTATCAACGATATAAAAAGTTAAAAAAGTTTTATTTATAACTACATCTTGAGACTTTAAAGGATTTCAAAAGGTAAAGTTGCAAAGTTTAGAAAAAATCAAAAAATGACAACATGACGTCAAGACATCAAGACGTTTTGAAAGCATGAAAGCATGACGTCAAGACGTCGAAAACAACAGATCAACCGATAACCTTTGCTTTACTCGTGTATATTCGCACAATATCCATTATGTCTAATTCAATTCAGTTGATTACCAAGGCTTTATGAAATAACTACAACTACGCATTGACTAATAACACTATTTACTTGTACAAATACCCTGCCACCTACACAGAAAAAACTGACCATACCCAAGGGGTAAACAACGACGGCGTATATAGCGTAAGCCCCTCAGATTTTTCTACCAAATTTTCGTAACTGGCTGTCCTTAGAAGTGGGGTGTTATGTCGTCTTCTTCGTCGTCTATGAACTCCACACCAACATCAGTAATAAGATCAAGCTTGGCGACTTCTAGGCAACCTATAATGGACTGGTGGTTCAGATCGAACTCATCTTTAAACTTGCTAATCAGGTTAGCCAATTCAAATTGCAAGGCATCTGTTTGTTCGTTATTCGTCATCATAAATCGAGCTTACACGGTTTTCTGGGTAAAGTCTACGATAACTTTTTTAGGAAGGGATTTTCACTTTAGGGTTGACACTTTTCCTCCGGTAAATTTTTATTATAATCCATACAACAGTATATATAACGTATATTGCTGTGTACAACGGAACAACAACTACGATTACTACTAGAGACGCTTTAAACGTCGTCGTTGTAAAAAGACTCATACTTCGTTCTTTCGTCTTTTTCTCTAATACGATTCTTTAACACCCGCTTTAGGTTTAAGGCTAATTGTGTTTATAAATAAACAACTACTACATAATAGATACATATTTACACTAACTACTTCATCACAGTTAATACGATCTATACAGGTGAAAGATTTGTTATTATAGTAGGAGGAGTTTACGACGACTACGTCCAAAGGATAGCTTTACGACGACTACGTTTATAGAAGCTATCAGTAAACTTATCTAACTCTTGTTGTAGTAGTTCTTGTTTTCTATCAGAGATATTTCTATCTGCATCAGCAGCCATTTGTTGTACCCAGTAAGAGACGGCTATAGAGAGAGCATCAATACGGTCATCATGGGTCAAGCTATTCTTTTCTCTTGTTATACGAGACAACTGATAAAACAACATATATTTAGTTTGTTGTTCAATCGGGTAGCTTTGAGCAGATTTATAATCCAACATGACTACGGACGGGTCTACAATCAATCTATGAGCGTTCATAACAGGTTCTAAGACGTCTACTATTCGTAGTTCTTTTTGTTTGTTATGTCTGACTTCTTCAATGGTTACAGGATAGGTTGTACGAAAGATTGGTTTAATCAGTTCCATAAACATACCGTCACCAAAGTTAGACTCTATAACTACCTGATTAACTTTGTTATGTTTAGCAATACCGACTAATTGTTTAAGGGTAGTCTCGTCGTATCCACCTTTTATTCCTCCAGCATCTGGAACAAACAGTTGACCGTTTAGCATTTTAACAACGGCATACCCTGTTTCATCTTTACCACGACCACTTGGATCAATCGACATTACAGAGCCTGTATAGGGAATCATATCACCGATTGTTTTGGAGGGACGATGAAAGCGGTCTGCTCGTAGTCCAACATTAGGGAGTTCTTTATTTGTGTTATCTGGGTCACTGGACCACACCACTTTTTCAGGAGCAATATCAACATCTACATCCATTACTACCAGATCATTAATCTTTAAAGGGTATCTATCTGCATCCGACAGTCTTGGGTTGAGCATGAACTGAAGAGCGTACCCGGTTCTACCGTATGACATCTTTCGTTCTTCTAGGTCTAAATTACTGAACCTAGTCTCTTCTGTTGTATTGCCTTCTGTTTCTTCCGTTGTTTTATCGGCTATAAAGGGTGCTAGATCGTCTCCGTAGTGATTTGTGATAGCAGACACCTGTGGATACTCAGAAGTCCATATACGGGCGTTGTAGCCCCTGTCTCGCAGTTTGTTGTATATACTGTCTTCGCATTGAGGAGTACCAAGGAATAAGATACGGGAACTCTCCAGTGGTTTAATAATAGCTTCAAACTCTTTTACCTGTTCATCCAGTTTATCCCTCATGCCCTGAGTAGCACTGTTATTGGGTACTTCGATGTCGTCTGCTACGATGATGTCTGCTCGACTACCTGTTAGCTGGGAAGATATACCTAACGACTTGACGGATGGAGCGTGAGCTGCGGGAGCTGGTCCAACATCAAATGCGATCTTACTGAATCTTTGGTTCTCTGTGGGGATCAGTCCCTGAAGGATGGGTATATCGTTTATGATTTTTAAGGTGAAGGTAGAGAAGTCATCTGCTCTGTTTTTAGATGCAGAGACTACTAGGATGTTCAGGGATGGGTCTAGTAGTAGTTGATGAACAACATACGCACTACATATCCAAGACTTACCTACCCCACGAAATGCCATGACAACGGAACGCTTTGGTCCGTCCTGCATATATTCCGCTAAATCGTACTGTAAAGGTGTTGGGTCAGGTAGGTTAAGATGCTTCCATATAATATACAGAAAGTTTTTAAAGTTCCTTAACTCTTTGGGTATCTCGGTGTTCTTCATCAATAAAAGGTAGCGTCTCCACTTTTAACTCGTGTAAGGGAGAACCAACATCAGACATACACTCTACGTTGTTGTCCTTTAGGAACTTGATAGCTGAGTTCAACAAAGCCGGATTATACTCCTCTGTTGCTTTCATGTACTTCAATCCGTTCGTCAGTACATCAGCAGTTAAGGAGTGCATATCTCCTAGTTCCTTATAAGTCTTCATATTAGCACTTCCAACGACGCAACGCCGATGCTTTACGGGTAGGACGTCCTTTACTGTCTTTCATTGGTCCTTTGACTCCAGACATTCTTGCACAGAAGGAACGCTTTCTAGGACCACCACCGGGTTGAGGAGCTTTCAGGTTAGACCCAGTAGCTCTGTTATACTTGCGTCTTCCCTTTGCAGTGAGTCCACCTTTACGGGACTTCTCACCCCTGCCTATGGATAACGATACACTCACTTCTTCTTTTTAATTGACATACCCTTACGACGTTTCAAAGTAATGATGTCTGCTTGGGTAATCTTTTTCTTGTCACCAGCAACGGCAGCAAGCTTCTTTTGTTTAGGTGTGTATTTACTGTATGGCATCTTACTTGTCCTTTTTAATCATTAAACCTTTACGACGCTTCATCTTTTGTTCCTTAGGTGGTCGTCCTACTTGTGATCCGTATGTTCCAGTCCCGTCTGGCATCGTTATTGCCTCTTTTTAATTTTTAATGATACCCGTGCTGCGGGTGTATTGCTAACAAATTGTTTACCTCTTGCACCACCAGCCTTTTTCTTTCTGGCAGTGGCTGCTCTTTGAGAAGTGGATAGTGAACGTGCTTTAGACATCGGGAGACAACGGTCTGGATTCTTTTTGTTTTTAGAAGTTCCACACTTACCAGCTATCTTACCTGAGCTACTAATACGTACCCAGTTTT